GCTATCAATCCAATAGCAATAAATTTAATTAATCTTTTTCTTACCATCTCTTTTTACAAATAACGCATAACCCAAATAACAATAGTTGATTACATCTGCAAACCTAGAATGTATTGGTTCGCTCTTTTTAAGGTTAGCGTTTTTAAGGTGAGCATAAATACTTTGTATTTGTTTCTCAAAGAATGTTGCCCATACTTTCATCTCAGATGTTTCTAATCTTTCTGCTGTACTCTTAAAGTTTGCAAGAACATCTGTATCTTCATTTGTATATTCAGGTCTTTTGTTTACCATTATATCAAATGAATAATCGTTTAATTGTTTTACTAATTTATCAAATTCTGTCTGTGTCATATTATTTATTTAAAATATTTTTATTTGATTAATGTTTTTACTTTTTATTACTCCCATAGCAATATCTAAAATAGTTTTACCAGCTTCAAAATCAACAAGGTTTCTACCAATTTTTAGTTTACTTTGTTCACCTTTATAATCTGATAAGTCTATTTTATGAAACTTACATAACTCTTGTAATTCGTTTTTAGTATTAGATATCTTAAATCTTCTATCATTTAAATCATTTGGTAATCTGAAGTTAGTCCAGTATAAATGTCTACCTCTTTTATAAGCAGTAATTAAAGGTTCATAATAAGGTATTACATTTTCAACTACATACTTACCTTTAAAGTAGTGATTTAAAAATATTATTTCTTGATATAATTTCATATCAGGATATATAGGTTTTGTAGTTGTATTATAATTACTACTATTCCAAAACCTTGCTCGACTATGACTTGGACAAGGTGGTGAAGACCAGATAAAATCATATTCTTGATAGTGTTCTAATAAATACTGATGTGCATCATCTACAATAACATTATCATTTGGAAACCTTTTTTTATATAATCTTGCAAGTTCTTCATCCCATTCTACTGATGTAATGTCGTGTTCATTATCCCATAAGAATCTATTACCACCAAGACAAGCATAAAGATTTAATATCTTCATTACAATACTTTTTTTAAAATGTCATACTTTACTGGATCAAGTTCTTTGATCTTACTTAAAAAGATCAGTTGTTCTTGATTAGCTTTTTCTCTTTCTTCATAGGTAGAATCAATACCAAGATTACATTCAATCTTTGCCATTGCTTCCATAAGAGCATCAATCTTAGCTTTCACTTGCTTATTGGTATTATAAGCACCATAGATTTCTCTTTTTTCGTTTCTATTTAAATCATCAGTTGTCGGTGTCATAAATATTCTTTTTATGGTTTGGTAAAATGTAACTTTCTTTTTTTACTATATCATTGTTTTTGAAGTCGGTAGTTTTTGGACAATCCATAACTACTATTTCTAATTCTGAAATATCAATATCTTTTAGATCGTACCAATACAACTTATGATCATAAGCTACTACATAGAAACAATCTTTATCACCACACAACTTCATCAACTTATCATACTTATATTTTTCAATCATCCATTTGTCGTAATACGACTTCCTAACTTTTATCTCTATTATACTTCTAATACTTTCCATATCGTAGTGGCTCATTTGTTCAGAATCTTCTATGTCATCAATAATGAACTTTAAATATTCTCTGACATCAGATTCTTTTTTAAATACCATATTTCAATTATTACGATCATAATATTTACATAAATGTTTTACTTGAATTTTATTTAAATTAAACCATTCACCTCTTACTCTATATTTTGAATAATCTCTATGTAGTTGATTTTCAATATTACTTTTAAAAACCTTTATTAATTCTATTTCAGGCTCTTCTGATTGTAATGTTCTTTCTCTGTATTTAGGATTATTTGACACTCCAATTTTATATAAATTATTTCTTTTGTTTTTCATAATATAACATACTTGATTTGGTTTGCTAATATCTTGAACTAAAGAATAATCTAAATTATTTTCATTTTCTATTTCTTGAACTTTTTGTTTTGCATCTGATAAATTTTGTTTGATAATCATTTCTTTTACTCTCAATAATTTCTTTAATTTATTATCATAATTTTCTTTTAGATCAATGCCATAATATTCGAAAAATCTGATTAAATATTCTGCGTGTTCTAATATTCTTTCATAATCTAATGTAAGAATAAAATACAAATTTATATTATAATAAATTTCATTATTCCAACCTATATCATAATGATGTATAGAAAAATCTTGATTCCATTTACTATAATCAAAAGTTGTAATTTTTGGTTTTTTGTATTTTACATATTCATCTTTAATAAATTTACCTTCTTTCACCTTGTAAGTTTTCCATAAAGTTTGCCACTTGCGTTTTATTTCATCATCAAACCACGTTTTTCTATCTTTTTTTCCTGTATAAATGGATTTGATATTTTTAAAAAAATTAAAATTAGAATAATATTGTAATAAAGAAGCGTAATTATTTTCGCTAGAACCTTTAAATCTCCATTTTAAAAAATATGGGGGGTTAGGTATAATATATTCTTTATTTAAAAGTTCAAATTTAATTTTTCTTTTTTCAAACTTGTCATAATTTCTTTCATTTTGAAATTCTTTGTATGTTTGTTTTACTTCTTCAGTCCATTCTCTCCTATAAGTTTTGCCTTCAACTTCTATATCTTTATATTTTCTTATATAATATTTGAATATTACATTATCTTTTATTTCTATTCTGTTATTATATATTATAAAATCTTCTTTTTTCACTTTATAAAATTAAACTTCCATCTTCATTTACATCATCCCAGTAAAAACCTGAAATGTGTTTTTTATCAATATATTTTTTCCAAGAATCAAAAGCTATACGCCACGCAGTCTTACCCTTTTCGATAAGATCATCGGACAAAGAATATACTGCAACGTCAAATGGGTATCTGTTCTCAATAGCTATAAATCTAAATGATGATGGATCATAACCTAACATCTCTGAATAGAAACACGCTTGTAAGTGATAAGCATAATTATAGATAGCACTTCTAAACGCTCTAGGTGAAGCATCCTGACAAGTTTTAATGTCAATGATATATCTACCCTTTTTGATACCATCAGGTCTTATACGGACTGGTACGTCTTCATACGTACCATAATAACTATTCTCAATTTCATCTAAGGTAAATAACAACTTATTTGCAAGTTCATTATTCATTGCGTTTTGTACTATCTGATCTAAAGATTCTTTTTCCTCACCTGAAACCACAATCTTATCAGGGTTGTCAGATATTAATTGTTTCTTATATTCTTTATCTTTCTTAGTTCTAAGATTTAAGTTTTTCGGTAATGCTAGTATTTCTTTCTTTTCAGGTTCTAGGAGTACGCTATGAACTGCACTACCAAAGTTCATTGAAGGTGTAGATACAAACTGTTCCCTATTGATAAAATGGAATACAGACTTCTTATATATTGTTTTAAGACCACTAGCAGAAATGCTATCGTGAGAATGGTATTCTTGGTTGGTGTCTTGTTTCTTAATCACTTGATTTCTTGAATTTATTTTTTAGGTAATAGATAGAATATAAGAGTAATGGACTAGATGCCATAAATGTCCAAACATTAGGATGCCATAACTCACCACAGAAACCAAATAAATGTCTAAAAAATTCTATCATAATAAAAAAGAAGCACCATCATCCCAAACACAATAAACCAAATTTAAAAGAATCAGGTGCTTCATAATAAAACTAACCTATAAAGTAATGAAAAAAACTAAAACGGAAGACCACTATCATTAGCAGTCTGCGTTTCAGTCTTTGCCTTTATTTTGCTTGGATCATTCCAAACAACATTAACATTCTTACCAAACTTATCAGGTTGTTCTTTTTTAGATATTCTCAACCTAACAAATTTATTACCTTTATAATCTTCTACAACGCTAGGGTTTTGTTTAATCTTATCAAGATTTAAAGTTACGTTGAAGAACTCCCCATACTGACCATTTACAGTCTTCCCACTACCTAAGTAAATTGTTTCACTCATATTATTTATTTTAAAAGTTTATTATTAATACTTTGTGCTACCTTTCCGTTAGCACACCAATAACCAAACTGTGATGCAGTTTTAATTATATCACCTTCAGTTATATCTTCGCAGTTACCACCAGTCTTTAAATTCCAAAAATCAATAGATGCTTTTAATGATGACTGTCTTATAATCTGATTTTGTGTATCATTCATAATTCGCATATTAAGGATTTAATAAAACCGATTTTAACCATTGATTCAAGTTCACTAACTTTTAGAGAACTAGGATCATTGAACTTGTTATGCAACGTCATAGGTGTAACACCCATCTTTTTCGCTAATGTTAGCTTCGTCATACCAAGTTCTTTCAATCTATATTCTAGTTGCAATCTTTGTAACATACCTACTAAGGTACATAAAAATATTTATTTTACAAAATTATTTTTATTTTGATATAAATTATTTAATATTGTTTCAGAAAGGAAGAAAACCCTTAATAGATATATTTATTATTTATTATACTCTTTAAAGAGAGTATAATAAATAAATTAGATATACTAATCTAATAGACATATTAATAATAAAATAATAAAACTTTTTGAATTATGAAAGGACAACAAATGAAAAACAACGCAAAGGAGAAATTTAAAAGTGAGGCGATGGTTTCGTTAAAGGTTGAACAGTTGATGACGGACTTTGAAACTGCCGAAGCTACATTTAGGTTTGCTGACATATCGAGCAAAAGAAGTAAGTACAATCGTGATATAGATGAAGCGTTTTATAACCACGCTAAAAGGTATATAGAAAAACTATCTAAGCTACTGGTGTTAGTTAATGCAGGTGAGATGTATCACTTGCACCATTATAGGCAAACAGTATTGAAACACAAAAAAGATATTGGTAACATCTATCAAAAAATAAAAGACATAAAATTATGAAGGGTAAACTACAGATAGTTGATTTCGATGATGTTTTAAAACGAGACGATGATGCTAAAGAATGTAAAGAGGTTTACGTAAATGATGTTAGGGATAAGTTAGAAACATTTTTTAAAGATGGTTATGAGTTAGGACAACCATCATATATAGAAAAGCTAGATGGTATATTCTCTTGGAGAAAAGGATTCTTATATTGTTTTAGTGGTTATCCACAATCAGGTAAGTCAGAGTTCATAAATTATGCAATGTTACTCAGGGCAAAACATTACGATGATAAGATAGTAATGTATTCACCTGAAACTAATACCTATGAA